ATGTCAAGATCTTTGATAAAAAGAAGATGGCTAACTCTATTGATGAAGGAAATAACTTTGACAATAGGAAGGTGATCATTCATGCACGAAATGCCTGCTTTCATATAGCAAAAGATCTAGGAATCAAGAATTTTGTACAGCTAGATGATGACTACTACTACTTTGGGTATAGATATGAGACCGGTGCTAAAATCATCAAGAATCTTGATAGGGTTTTTGAGATAGTTCTTGATTTTTATAAAAATACCACAATCACTTCAATTGCATTTTCACAAGGAGGAGATCATATAGGTGGATTCTCCGGAATTAAATTGAAAAGAAAGTGTATGAATTCATTCTTTTGTAGTACGGATAGATACTTTCAATTTGTGGGATCAATTAATGAAGATGTGAATACCTATACCACACTAGGCTCTAGGGGTGATGTGTTCTTCACATTCACTAATATTCAACTAGATCAAAAGGATACACAAAGCAATAAGGGAGGAATGACTGATCAATATGCCCTAAGTGGTACTTATGTCAAGTCTTTTCATACAGTAATGATGCAACCTAGTTCAGTGAAGATATCAATGATGAATTCAAATCATCCAAGACTTCACCACTCCATAAATTGGAAAGCCACAACTCCCATGATCATAAGTTCTAAACATAGAAAATAATATGAAAAAGATAGTTCAACAATTCATCCCATCAAAGCAGGATCTATTCAGCATTCAGTCCGTTCTACTTTCGATCTTTGTTCTATTTAATTTTGATTATGACTTCGGGCTTTTGTTCATGGTCATTGTATCATTGTATTCTATCGGAATGGACTTACTCTATCGGATCTGCAAATGATACAATTCAAAATAAATGAAAAGCCTTTGTCAGTGAATCTTGCATGGCAGGGCAAACGATTCAAAACACCTGCCTACAAGGAATACGAAAAGGGAATGCTTTTGAATATGCCTAGGGCTAAGATTGAAAAAGATCAGATGCTAAGGGTTGAGTTCTTCTTTGGATTCAGTAATAAGGCTTCTGACCTTGACAATCCGGTAAAATTATTGATGGACATAGCGCAGAAGAAGTACGGCTTTGATGATAAGATGGTATTTGAATTGAATGTGAGGAAGTGCATAGTGAAGAAGGGAGAAGAATTTATACATATGGGTATCTATAAAATGCTTCCTTTTTAGACAAAATTCACCCTTTAAAATTGGATATTAATTTTTATCCTATATTCGTAGAAAATAACAAACCAAAATGAGCGTAGAAGAAGGATTGCTAATCAGAAGATCAAGAAAGAAAAGCGGATTCACGCAGCTAGAACTTTGCAAGAAGCTAGGACTAAGCCATGCACCTATTAACCAAGTGGAGAACGGATGGGAATCAATTAGCCTGTTCAATCTTAGGATGATCTGTGAGGCGGTAGGTCTGGAAGTTGTAATCAGAGAGAAGAAATAGAATGCCTAGAATGTTACCCAAATCGAAACTAGATTACTCACTTGAGATCCGCTATAGGCTTTCAAACGGGGAGTGGTCTAAGTGGATGAATAAGGGGAAGGGTAGATTTCAAACTATCGAATTAGTACAGCATCAGATCAGGCTTCTTGCAGCATCATATAAGGGCAGAGAGAAGGAGGTACGCTTTGAATGGAATGGATGGTTATGCGACTATTCAGGACTGCCTACGGGCGAAGTAATTAGCCTTAAATGAAAGCTATCGAATGGCTATATGACAATGAGTTCAAATATGTATTTCAGAACATAGGGAAAGACCTATGGGAAGATCTACGGCAAGAAGTAGCGGTGATAGTATTAGACTACGATCAAGGCAAACTCAAGGAACTAGAAGCGAAAGGAAAGCAGGTATTTAAGTTCTGGATAGTGCGGATCTGCTGCAATCAAACCAATAGCAAATACGGGAAGTTCGGCAGGATGTATGCAGCCCTTGTTCCGGTCGAAGACATAGTCAAGTTCATCAAAGAGGAAGAGGAAATAGATAACAGCCAAGCGGTAGCAGACTCAATTTCAAAGATCATTGAATCATTGTATTGGTACGATCAAGAGATTCTCAGAATGTATGTCGAACTAGGATCAGTTAGGAAGGTATCAAAGCAGACAGGCATTCCGCATACTTCAATTTTCATAACCATTAAAAAAATAAGATCATGCATCAAATCACAATTGGTATACTAGGGTCAATAGGGATAACCCTAATCTACTTCTACATTTTAAATGTCCCTGCAATCTATATGAGGCTAACAAGAAAGAAATTAGGCAAGCCCTTCAACTGCTCTTTCTGTATGTGCTTCTGGACTTCGATGATTTACTTCATTTGCAATACACAATTAGACGAAGCAATATTTCTTGGTAGTGCTACTCCATTCATTTACATGATAGTAGAGGAACACATCACTAATAAATTTGAACTATGACAGCAGAAGATTTAGAACTATTCAAGAAGCACTTCGAACTATACGAGTGCTATAAGAAACACTCCTTTATTCGAAACTATTCGAAGACAGTATATACGGAATTGATCCACCTATACACTACCTACATCAGCACGAAGCACACCTTCTCACATTGGTGCAGTAGCTGTAGGGCAGAACTAGTAACGGCAGTCTACAATTGGTACACGAATGAGGCAAACACTACCTGGTACAAAGAAGAAAAGGTGGAGGATGTAACCAAGTTACCTTTCAACACAGAAGAAAGGGTGATTGAAAATAAGCCGATCAAGAGAAGAAGAAAACCAAATAAATAAAAACATGGACAACAAACCAAAAACAAAACTAGGCAACGGCAAAAAGAGAAGTGATTCGTGGATCACGGCAGCGATCTGCCTATCCGATGCCGAGGCACACGCTTACACCTACAACGGGAAGAAGTATGTCAACCTAAACATTAACATCTACGATAAGCCAAACGAATACGGCAAGGATGTGGCAATAACTTTGAACGATTACAAGAAGGAGGAAGGTGCAAAGCCACAGGAGAACAAGATGCCTGCCGTACCTTATCAAGCCGAAGAATACGATCTACCATTCTAAAAAAAACCACCAACCATGTCAAAATTTCAATTGAATTTCAATAGTGCAAAAAAGGTGATCAGCGTAACACTTGAAGATGAAGAGCAGGGAATCTTTCAACTTGCTTACTTGTTTAAGAAGTTGCTAGATGATGCAGGAATAGCAAACAAAGTAGAGGAGAAAGAAGTAGAAGTAGTAGAGGCTACGGAAGAGAATAGCAACTAAATAGACAAAAATCCACAAAATGGACTTAAAAAAGAAAGCATTTCTTGAAGCCTATAAAAAGGCCTTTGGTAACATATCAAAGGCCTGCAAGGCTACCAATATGGACAGGGGGACTTTCTATGATTGGAAGGTCAAAGATCCTGAGTTTCTATCTGCCTTGGAATCCATTGAGCCTGATGAAGACTTTGCTGATTTTGTGGAGGATGCCCTAGTAGAAAAGATCAAGGATAAAGATACTACTGCTATCATTTTCGCCTGCAAAACCAAACTTAAAAAGAGGGGCTATGTCGAAAGGCAGGAAATCACAGGTGCAGATGGGAAGAAACTTTTTGAGGTGAAGATTGTGGATGACGGCAATTAGCATCAAAACAAATAAAGTATTTCGCCATCTTGAGGCTAGCAAATCTAAGATAGTAGTAGAGCAAGGTGGCACTAGATCAGGGAAGACCTACAACATCCTTCTCTGGATTATTTTTTCATACTGCGAAAAGAACATGGGTAAGATCATCACAATCTGCAGGAAGACCTACCCTGCTTTGAGGGGTACTGTTATGCGTGACTTTTTAACTATCCTAAAGGATCACGAGATCTACTCGGAAGATGACCATTCAAAGACAGCATCAGAATACAAGCTAAACGGCAACACGATTGAATTCATTTCTTTGGATATGCCTCAGAAGATAAGGGGTAGAAAGAGGGATCTACTTTTTGCCAATGAGGCGAATGAACTGAATTTCGAAGATTGGCAGCAGTTGCTATTTCGTACAAATGAAAAGGTTATTATCGACTTCAACCCTTCGGAAGAATTTCATTGGATCTATGACCAAGTCCTTCCTAGAAAGGATGTTGAGTTCTACCAAACTACCTACAAGGATAACCCATTTTTAGGGGCAGAGATCAAGGCAGAAATTGAAAGGCTCAAGGAGATAGATGAGAACTATTGGAGGGTTTACGGGCTAGGAGAACGGGGTCAAA